TGATTTATTGATTTTGCTTTGGGTTTCCGGTAGTGTATCGGTACGATCATAATTTATGACACTACCGGAAACCCAAAGCAAAATCAATAAATCAATCTATTACGTGCTATGGTAAGCCGCCGCGCTTCCTATTCCACCACTATTCAATAGTAGACTCCGACAAAAACCCGCGCGCCAACTTTATACCCACCCCCCAAAATTCACTATAGGTCGCGAAAAGGGTCCTACCAGGTCCTTTTCACACCCTAGAAACACCCTTGAAACACCCTTGAAACACCCTTGAACACTTCAAAAACACCCTAGAACACCCATTTCAAAACAAATATGGTTTTTATTTCACTCTTTTCTGCAATCCTTTTATGATTTTGTTCGATCATCATGAACGTTTAAAAAGACTATCAGGTTCAGATATTTCTTAAGAAGTAAAAACGGATTTATTCAGGGCAAGAGAGAGGGGATTAGCGGTTAAGAGCCGCAAAACTAGTGACCGACAGGCAGCTAGGCTTCGTCCAAACCACGGAGTGAAGTGAACATAGTTCAAAATCCTGTCATTGCATGAATACGGTACGTCTGTATAGTGCGGGGAATGGCAAAATATCCCAGGTATTAACCTAAAATAGCCCGTTGCACCATATGGTGAGCGATTTTTCATTAAAAATGGATTTATTTTTGACAAGAATGAAGGATATTGGGCGGGGCAAAAGAGGTCCCCTCCCCCACTGGAGAGTCAAAAGAGTACTTGAAAGGAGCGGCATTTTTCATTGAAAACGGAATCAATTTTTACAAGAACAAAGAGAGTATGCAAAGTTGAAGATTACTTACTTTGTATCAAACGAGATGTGCGAACACAAGAAGTTTACAATCATTGGCTGGATGTCTGGATTGATGAACGGCGATATGTATTACCGCACGCGGTACGGTTGTAACGCGTGCGGGTATGAGTGGATGGACGATTGAAGTCCTACATAAAACACAAAACAAAACAACAAAAGAGCAATAGGCTCTATTTTTCATTAGTAGATTGATACACATATCAGGATATATGAACGTATTCGGAAATTACGAACGCTTTTTACATTTGGAAGAAATTGAAGAGGAGTTGAGTTGTAGTTTGAAGGAACTTTGAGGAACACGAATGATGGACGGTATGGCCCACTGAGAATATCTTCCAACCAGACATCTATGCGCGTAGAACCTAAAAAGAGTTCTACGCTCTCAAGATTACGGTAATTAGGTCCGCCCCATGGAGGATCAACGTAAAGCACATCACTAGCCCAATTGTATATTTTCATGCAATCACCAAAGTACACTTGAACGTTAGTAAGTCCATATACCATAATGTTATTTCGCAAAGCGTCAAAGTTGTCTTTTGAGTATTCGATGGAATGAACTTCACGAAAGTTCAAGGCAAAGTTAATTGTGTCGCCACCAACACACGCAGTTGCATCAGTGATTGATTTTTCTTTGATCTTGCCAACAGAGCTTGACATGATGTTGATGATATGATCAGCATCGCGGCGACGTGTGACACTGTAAGATCCTTCTTCAGTGAGTTGAAGTTTAGTGTAATCAATGTCCTTACGAGGAAAAATATCCTCCATTAGAATTCTACTGTTAGTATCTTTAAGTAAAAATTGGACTGCCTCAAGACAGCCCGTGTGTTTACAATTATTTGTGATGTTTACATCTGGAAGAAGCGTACAACACGTTCTATGAACGTTTTGCGCTTACAATCCTTGCACTTGGCAACATCAACGCCTATCATCAGGTTAGAACTGCCACAATGGTCACAAATCATTTTGTAATATTCTACTCCTCATCATTCTATCCAAACAAATTTCGTTTTTAAAGGTAGCGCAACATACACCGAATACAACTTTCAACATGATCATTGTTATATGTACCTTTATAAGTCCTTTTCCAATGATCTATCATGTCAAACCATTGATCGAGTGTGTGGTATGTAGGAATACCTATCCATTCAGGCCACGGCCATTTCCATAACTGAAACTTTGTTTTTCCGAGACGGAAACAGTATTGTATTCCGGCATCATAGCTTAAATTTTTACATGGTGGCCACGGACGCTTATTCACATGCAAATCATCAACAAGGATACTTGGGCGAGGAGTATCTGTTTCCATTACCTTGAACAAACATCCAAAAACGTGTTTGTTTTCAGTGTTTAGATGAACACCCAAAACATATTCCGTACAATAGTTCATCAAGTTTGAAAAGGTTCCAGCAGTGATTACAAACTTCCATTGTAAAAACGGATTTATTTTTGATTAAATCAATGTATATTGGGGCGACGGCTCTCACAGGATGACGATCCTGTGTTTCTGGAGCGCACACTAGATCTAAAAAAAATAAGGATGGTGCGCACACACTGTATGCGAGGAAGAGGGCATACAGGGGCCAAACGGGGCTGAACGCGATGAAACCAGTAATGGCGGATGAGGAGGTCAGCACACGGGATAGCGATGGAAGGAGCTATTCTGGGTCAAGAAAAATGAGGGGGACATTTTTCGTTCTTGTCAATGAACAATGGTAAAGAAAGGTGGGGATGTGGTAGACAAGTTCTTGAATGGAACGAATTGGAAAGTAGGGAAATTCAATATGCGTCCCATATTTTTCGGTGTGGTGATGGCATCTATAGATGTTATCATGATGGGAGCAGTAAAAATGGTACATCAAGGAACATTGTCACACGCATTTGGAGTTCCATTTGCACTGTTTTTTTATGCTCTACAGCCTCTGTTATTCCTCAAGGCAATGAACTATGAAGGAATGGCGGTGACAAACTTGATTTGGAATCTGACCAGTGACGTCGTAGTAACGTTACAGGGCATCTTCATCTTTGGAGAGTCGATTGCTGGAATGCGTTGGGTTGCAGTAGGAATGGCTTTGGTTTCTCTAACTATCTTTGCGTACACTGGAGGTGATTAATAATCAAGAGCAAACACATCAAATTCTCTTAGATAAGTACTTTTCATACCTTTCAACGAGAGCTTCTGGAGCTTTTCCAGTTCTCTTTGAAGGGAAGGACTTATATGTCCCTTCTTTTTCTTCTTTGGCAAATAGCTCATAATCAGGTTAACAATATCGTCAGGCAACTTATCTTTGACGGCTTGTGGAAGGAACATCCTTATTCTTTGGCTAGATTTAAACGCATTCTTATTTTTCATACTAATAAATGGATACTGAAATTCAGTTTGTGATATCATTGACAAGTCTTCCAAATAGAAATGTGAACCTTCGAGAAAACGTGATGTCACTACTCAATCAAAACTATCAAAATTTTGAAGTTCATCTAAATCTTCCCAAAACAACAACAAAAAACGGTCAATGGTGTGATACTGCAACCGGGGGGCCTGATATACCTCAGCATGAAAAATTGAAGGTGTATTGGGTTGACGATATTGGTGCAATTACAAATTTAGTATATACTGTCAAACGAACAACACATCGTGTAGTTGTCGTTAATGACGATTTTGTATATCATCCGGAGATGCTTACAGAGTACAACAACGCTGTTAAGAAATTTCCCGACTATGCATTAAGCTTCGCTGGATTATATCCAGTTGGAGTACATACAGACGGGAGTTTTAATGCTGTAACATGTATAGGCCCTGTAAAGACTCCGGTTCGTGTTGGAATGTTTGAGGCTTATAAATCGATATGTTACAATCCATCGTGGTTCGACGACGAATTTTTTACAAATTGGTACGGTAAGCACTACAATGATGATCTCCTTATTGGCAGTTACCTAGGGTATAAAGGAATTCATAAATATGTGATATCTTGGCGGAGGGAACCAGATCCAACTCACAGGATGTTGTCTTTTCCACTTGTTAAAGTTTTACCTAATTGTATATCTGGTGTCGAGTTTCAAAGACGCGAAGAGGGAGGGCCTGTAGTATCGTATAAAAAATATTATAATTCAGATATGGGGAAATATTTAAAACAATAAAGCCGTGGTGAGAACAACTAAGTTTATTCAGTATTAATAATGACATTCAGTTTGGAATCGGTGTTCACATACACTGTTCTTCTGTTGAATATTGGGTATATTGGGGTGGCATTGGGGTTACTATCAAATAAACCAGAGATCTTGGATAAGATCGATTACGGTGTAAAGGTCTTTATAAGTGTTTTCTTAGTATGGCGGTTCAATCCTCTGTTTCCCGCGAAGTTTACTGAGTTTGATCGTAAGGTGGTGTTTTCAGCTGGTATATTCTTGCTAACAGTGACGATTGTGAATGTTTTTCTACAAACTTATGTGGACGAAGCAAAAGAGTACGCCAAGAAAGGCGTAGGGCAAATAAAGAAAAGGTTTACTTAGCATGCATAAGTTGTTTCTTCCAAAAATGGAATTAGTTTGTGCTAAATCAGAATCAACGTAGAAAATGATTGTATCAAGAGAGTATCTACTGAGCTTATCGGAAAAACCAATAGATTCTGCGAGATTATATGCAGAGTGTATTGTTGCAGACATGAGAATAGACGCACGGGAAGGTAGGACCATATATATTAGCAGACGTTTCCCAATAGAAATCGCTGGTTTCTGCAGCGATATTATTCGGCAGTTGTGTGAAATCTTACCAGATGTACACATCTTCACGATGAGAGATGCCAGACATAATAACACGTATATCGTTCTTGATTGGACGACAGAGTATGTCTGCATGGACTACAGTGAGTGATGTTAACTGAATAACAAAAACGGAATTAAAAATTCCAATTTTTACTTCATCAAAGAAGAACAATAGCAAAATGTCGCAATGGTACGATGTTCACTACGCCAACCTTGATAAGTTCTTCAAGGAGTATGAGTGGAATTGGAACTTGCCAAAGTTCTTTGACGGTTTCTTTGATCAGGATCGGACATGGGTTGCTGGTGCACTAAAAGCTGTTCTCCCCGCTGGTCGTTTGACCGACGCGGAGATTAGCGAGGTTGCGTATTCCCTGTGGGGGTACGCACAGCACAACACTCTAGATCTTGACAAGGCACGTGATCGGCGAATTATGATGGAGCAAAGTCTTCAGAATCTGGAGCCTATAACAAATACGGACTAAATGCTAAAAACAATAAAACGATTAGGACAGCAATGTCCACGTTTCTAACCAACTTTTTATACTTGAGGGGAAGTTCTTCGTACTCTTTGGAGTAGTGAGCGGGTTTCGCCCACCCCGTGAGCCATCCTAGAACGGTTGGACGCAGATGATCATTACAATCATAAATCAGATCGTACCATGCCATAATGACGTAAGCTAAAGAAGCAAGAATGAACCCTACAACGATTTGGTGCTGCCAGCGTTTAGGGTGAGGGAGGAACCATACTGCTAAAACAAAGGCCGAAAACACCAGGCATTTAAGATTGAGGTAAAGAGGAGTGCCGAACATACCGAGTCCCATTATCTAAGTGTAAGTAAATGGTTTATGAATGAAGCTTAAATACATCAAATTTTAAAAAGTAAATGCACATCCAATACGTTGTTGCGCGATACAACGAACCTATTGACTGGTTAAGAAGTGATGCTCATGATGTGATTATTTACAACAAAGGAGATGCAATAGAGTTCAAAAATGTGGTTCAATTACCAAACGTTGGTCGTGAAGCACACGCATACTTGTACCACGTTATTGAAAACTACGATAGTCTGGCGGATATCACTATGTTTACTCAAGCAAGAGTTTCAGATCATGGACATGACCAAAATTTGGATAACTTAACAACCCGGTTTGTAGATAACACACCGCAATTCAGGTTTTCGTCAAGGTACGAAACTTATGTGCTTGGACAGAGTAGATGTATTGATCCTATGTTCAATATTTATGAACGAGACAATCTAATAAAGTCACATGCAATAGCTGAACATTTAGTTGATAAGATTACATTTGGAGAATGGTTTGAAAAGAATATTATGCCAACATATCCACAAATCCTAAACTTATTTAGTCATGCTATTTTTGCCGTATCAAGAACACAGATCCTATCTCGTCCGAAAGAATACTACGAAAGGTTAATTGTACAATTAAGTACAGAAAACGCTCCAATCGAGGCCCATTTCCTAGAGCGTAGTTGGTTTTATGTATTTAACTGCCATATCTAAGAACTCATCCATTGATCTACCTGTTCTTTGATACCAGGGATGTTTGAGAATGAAAGAAGCTGATTTTTGAACTTCATGTTTTTCTTGTGGTTATTCACATCAAACCCAGTCACAAGGTTCACAAGTCTATCATCGCGAACATATTTGGAAAAGTTTCCTATTAACCTAGCACATTCGGCAGAAGACTTTGTAGACAGAAATGTGGCAATACGTTCAGGCATTCTTATATACGTGTATCGTCTTACATTAAGACCGGATTACGAATAGACAGCATAACCGATAGAGTATATGCCAAGTAGAAGCGCGAACACCAATTTAATAGGGTCTACTCTCTGGATATAGAAGAACAGCCCCATCATTGCTGCCATCATAATGGTGTCTCCGAACAAGGTAGCCACTCCGCCACGATTAACGTATAGTTTGAACAGATCAATGATTGCATTTTCGCCTTTAGGTAGAGGAATGATCACAAGGTAGTACAACAAAACATCATGTAGGATCTGGTAAATGATGGCAACTAAAAATACTAAAAAGGGTGAAGTTTTAGGAACAGTAAAGAATGCTAACATGATTACGAGAATGAACACTAAGCAATCGAGAAGAGAGCCGGTGAGCTTATACTTTTCGTACCACTCATTCAAAAAGGAGTTGAGAACAAACACCTTTTTGGTAATCATAATCACTAAGAAATCTATCCACACAACAGCCGTTGCAATAGCTAGTAGGTTCATTATATTTGTTCAACCTTTTTTGCTTCAATTTTTGGATTATTGATTGCCAACTTATACTTCGCACTCATATGAAAGTCGAATGTACATTGGTGATCTTCCGGAACCTTGCATTTCAGACAGACCTTGTGTCCACACTTACAATCAATAAGTATATGCGACTTCTTCTTACAGAACTCACAACGGTTCATTATGTTAATCGTGCTTCAAACTTAAGATGCTGCTTACTTCTCCAAAGTTCATCCATTTTCGCCTTTTCATTCTGAAGATTAGCTTCTTCGGCCCACTTCTCTTCAATGCGCCGATCAAATTCTGCAATCTTCTTTCGGTCACCACACTTGCGTACTTCCTTGTACTCATGTAGTTCTTCACGAATTGCTTCAATTTCAAGACGTTTGGCATCAATTTGTTCATCAATAGTATCTCGTGGGCGAGGGGGCATAGTCTTCATGTACTTTTCCCACTCGTACTTCATAAGATCTCTCAGATCCTTACGTTCTTTAGCCCTTATCTCTTCTAGTTTCCCGTCCGTCAGATCGTGAACGGCAAACTTGAACAGGGGCTTGTCGTGAATATAGTCCAGTGGTGCGATAACTTCGCGCACACGCTGAGAATATGACCGACGGGTTGCATAAAGTTTCCAAAAAGTGTTGTCGTCGGCATATGCCAGAAGATCGTGAATATCCTGAACCGAATGAAACCAGTTACGCCGCAGTAGGAAATCCAGGTCGCTATACGACATGAACTCAAATGCCATGTTTAGTACTATGAATTGGGCGTACTGCTTCTAGATTCGTTTTTCAAGTCATAAAGTAATGGTCAACACGAAGTTACCTGAACTGGCTGAAACAAAGGCCCAGACTTTACCAGCTGCCAGTCTGGAGTCACTGAAACTTATGCGCGAAGAACAGTGTTCCCGCGCCTCGCAGGATTTCAAGTTACAGCCAGTCCAGCGGTTTCTACGTCGCGTTCTGTCACCCGATTCGCCAACACGGAGTTTACTGATGGTACATGGAACTGGAGCAGGAAAAACATGTTCAGCGATTCAGATTGCTGAAGAGTACATTATTCGCCCCGAGTTTCAGGATAAGAGAGTATTAGTACTTTCCAACCCAACGATCCAGGAGAATTTCAAGAAAGAGATCTTTGATGTTTCTCGTGTAGATCCTGATGGATCTGTTATATCTCAACAGTGTACTGGGCGACGATATTTGGAAATGCTTGAGCGATCAAGCGACGAAACTTTGCGGTATACGGACCGTGCAAGCCGTAATCGGTTAGCGGCCAGAGCATCTCGAATTATTTCTGAGTTTTATGAGTTCTTTGGTTATGAAGGATTCGCAATTATGGTGCGGAATGAGTTAGATAAACGTTCTGCGTCTGAACAAGCTAAATGGATCCACGAAACATTTGATAATCGTTTAATTATTGTTGATGAAGCCCATAATCTTCGTGTAACTGATGACATGACGGAAACAACAGTAAGTAAACTGGCAGCCAAAGAGTTACAAAACATTATTCAGATTGCGAACGGCATGACGCTGGTTTTATTAACTGCTACGCCAATGTACGACACGTACGATGAAATCGTGTACTACTTCAACCTTTTTCTGTGGAACGAAAAGAAGATTCCACCTACTAAAAGCATCAAGCCATCAGATATATTTACGGAGTCCGGAGAGTTCAAAGAAGGGAAGGAACAGGAATTCAGACGTTTGTGCCAGGATTATGTTTCATTCATTAAAGGCGAAAACCCTTTTACGTTTCCTTTCCGCTTACCTCCTCCAGAAAACTTGACTGCCGAAATTGATCGTGAGAAGGATGTGGATGGAAACCCAATTAAGAATCCCCGCAAGTATTTGAAGCTAGTAAAATCGTATGTCCATCCGATTCAGGAGCGCGAAATCAAGAAACTATCATCAAGTTCGAAAATCATGTCAGAAGAGTCGCCAACTGTATGTGCTTTCCCAGACGGCAAGACGTTTCGCGAAACGTTTGACATGAAAGGAGAAGAGTACTCTTACAAAGGCGAAAAGTTTTTGGCTCCGTCAAAGATTGCACTATACAGTTCCAAATTTGGGCTCATTACGCGCATACTGAAAGAAACGGATGGTATAGTTTTTGTGTACTCAAATTTAGTAACATCGGGAGCACAATTGTTTGCGATGTGTTTGGAAGAGCACGGGTACGAGTCTGCAATTGGACGACCATTACTGAAAGATACGTCTGACGAAGTGAAGCGTGGATCAAAGGGGCGGTATATTCTAATTACATCAGATACATCTGAAACTGATATTCGCAAATCGCTGGACCGTTTGCGCAACAAAGCTAATATTGACGGTTCAGATATCCGGGTAGTGGTAGCATCTTCAAAAATAGCGGAAGGTGTAGATTTCCGGTACGTCCGTCAGATGCATGTACTTGATCCGTGGTACAATATGAGCCGACTTGAACAAGTATTGGGTCGTGGAATGCGTACGTGTTCACATGCGCTTCTACCGTTTGAAGAACAGAATTGTACGATTTATTTGCACGTGTGTCGGTACCCTAAAGGCAAACAGGAAACTCTGGATGAGTACGTGTACCGAGCATTCGTTGAACCTAAGGCACAGAAGATCGCTAAAGTCAAGAGAGTGGTTATGGAATCTGCGATGGACTGTGAGCTCCAAAACTCCGTGAACAGTTTACCGGACGATTGGCGTAACCAGAAAGTTCCACAGATTCGGGCGCAGGACAAGAAGGAGCTAAAGTTATCTTTAGCAGAAATGTTTGCTCCGACGTTTGAAGAAAAGATTACTGGTCTTGTGTGCCAAGTAGAATCTTCAGAGCCGGACACGACACACTCACGACCTCTGTCATCAATTTTGGATGTGCGTGACGAAGTATTTGACAAATTGATCAAACTGTTCAAACAGAAACCAATTTGGAATCTGAAGGATTTATCGAAGCAGGCTTTGTTGAAGGAGTATGATCCGAGTGTTGTTCAGTACCTGATTCAGAATGCTATTGATACTCCTTTGAAAGTGGGTGAAGGTTATTTGGAATCCAAAGGCGATTTTGTAGCGTATTCTAGTGGATTAAATCAGACGATGCTGGAGCGTGTACTCAAAAAGCAAGAACCACGGGAAATTATGTTTTCAGATGTAGTATTTGACGAAGAAGAAACTGATGTACCAACACTAGAAGCGAAACGTGCCGAATTACCAGAGTATGTAAAAACGTTTTCTACCGAGATTCAGGATTGGTACATTGTGGACGCTATGCTCACGAAATCCGAGAAGGTTGCATATCTGCTGTCTGGAAATTGGGACCAGCCGTATTCTAAGCCGCTTAAGACTGGAAGTATTTATGTCCTGGGACTGAATCGAGTATTTGATTCTGATTTGAAACCGGTGGTGCCAGTGGGCGAACAGTTAGACGACTACAAACAGTGGCGTCGTGTTTTAGAAGACCGTTTCATTGCGCGAAAATCTGATATATTTGCATCAATGAAAGACGACAAGATCATTTTCAACTTGAATCCCAAAAATAACGAAGTTGAAGTTGTAGGACGCACTAAAACGATCGGAGGGCAAGCTTGTGCTTCTTTTAAAGAAGAAACGCTGAACAGTTTTGCGAAATGGTTGAACGGGAAAGACTTTCCTGAAAAAGCGAAAGGCAAGAAGGACAGGTGTTTGTACTTGAACTTCTTGATTCGCGAAGCTGTATTAGCTGGAAAGCAAGGTCTGTACTGGATTACGCCCGAAGAATTTGAGGTTATAAATGAGAAAGGTAACAAGGAACTACGCGAAAAACTTCGCGACTAATGGTTGTTCGGTTTCGGAACAATGGATCCTCAATGGATTTTTTGGGAGCTTCAATTTTTTCCAAAATGTTTGGCAGTGAAAAACCGATAATTTATTCCTAACCGAATGAATAACAAAATGGATCCTTTGTTTGACCGTCGCGAACTTCAGAAGAAGGTCCATATTGATTCGAAGTTCCTTCAAAAAAACATGCAAGCCTCAATTTTAGCGCAGCTCAAGATGAATTACGAAGGTATTTGTTCAGCTGAAGGATTTATTGAGCGAAACAGTGTTACGCTCGTAGATTACTCGGTAGGACGGACAAATTATACAAAGAGCGGAGTTGATTACGACGTCAAGTTCCAGGCGGATGTGTGCCTGCCCCATCCTGGCCAGAAACTTAAGGCGCGAGTGACAGTTCGATCAAAGGTTGGTATTCACGCCGAAACTCCGCCAATCAAGGTCCTCATTCCTCGTGATCTTTATTTTGGAGACGAAGAGTTCTCAAAGATTGAGGAGGGTCAGGATATTGAATTTGAAGTTGTAGGGGCTCAATTCAAGCAGAAAGATACAGAGATCATTGTAGTGGGTAAGTTACTACACACTGTAGAGAGCGTACCTGTTCCTCAGATTGGAACACCTGAGCCGATGCTTGTTGCACCGGTAGCACTTGCTGAAGGTGAGAAGCAGGTAGTGATTATGCCAACTATTCCTGAAGCAGAGAAGAAGAAGCGCAGACTAAAGAAGGGTGGTGATGCAGCTTTGGGTCCCGACACTCTTCCCCCACCTCCTCCGCCAGTTTAAACATCAAAATCATAGATAAAACAAATGAATACCTTTGCTCGTACTGAGAAGGAACTGCTCAAGGATCAGCTGGATAAGCTAGAGGCGAACGAACATCGCCAGATTTTTGATATTGTACAGAAGTATACTCAGGAGTACACGAAGACCGAAAAAGGTATCTTGGTTTCAACGAATGTTCTAGACAATAAGTGCCTTATTGAAATCCAGAATTACGTGACTTTTTGCCTAGATCAGAAGAAACGTATGGACGAAGATCAGAAGACTAGAAAGACGTATGAACGCATGATCCCAGAGTAAAAATGGACTGATTAATGTCCAAGTAAAAAGATAATATTAGTATGGATATAATCTCCAAGGAGATTATTGGATCCATCGGCGAGTTTGTCGCCGTTGCAAAAAAGGATCATAAAGCAGAGTTAGAATGTAAGCTGCTTTCTGATAAGATCCAAACGAAAGACGTCGCTGATCGTCTAATAAAAACCATCCAGGGTCTATCTGTTGGTACTGTTGTGGAAACGCACAACATGACGTTCTCGTATCCCGACAAGACACGAGTCAATGTCATGGAAACAGGTAACATCTTCAAGCTGGTATCTACTGCATCCTTCAAGGACCTTCCCTTGTCTGTGGAGCGTAAGGAGCCGTATTACAACGGAACGAAGCGCGACACAATTGAGGTATCTGAAGCGTCTTCGAAGTTTACTCTGCGTAAAGAAACGCAGATCCGCAAAGATTGGCAGGGTGATCCAAACGATCCAAAGGCGCATGTCCGCCTAATTCATCGGCGCTCATTCAAGACTGCAACGGAACTGTTCCGCATTGATTTCTCAATGATTAAGTCGCGTGGAGTGAACGTGAAGCAGAGCTTGAAAACGATGTTGAAGCAGCAGCCGAAGTACGAATTGGAAATTGAGTTTGTGAATCATGAAACGAAGATGGAGCCACATGTGGTGGTAGAGGAGTTTCAAAAAGTTATTCTTATAATTCTCCAGTCGTTTTACCAGACGTCGTTTGTACTTCCTGTTTCAGATATTCAGAGGTACAGCCAGGAATTCAAGAATTCTGGACTAAAGTTCTACAATCCTGTCACGATGATGCGCCGACACCTGAGTTCAGAAATTCCGTACAATATTTCTAAAGGGTACACTGTCACAATCAAGGCGGACGGTGAGCGCGCAGGACTGTACGTTTCGCGTGATCGCAAGTTATTAAAAGTAACGAATCGGGGAGTTACGTGGACAGGAATTACGGCGATGAACGATTCACATATTGGAGATTTCGTGGATGGCGAGTTTATCTTGGAAAAGAACTTGTTCTGTATCTTTGATATTTACCGGTTTCGTAATCGTGATGTCAAAGCGCTTCCTCTGATGAAGACGGACGAGGACACAACTCTGAATTCTCGTTTAGGAGTTGCACGGGCATTCATTGAAGATTTGAAAACGCAGTTTACAACAGCGTATTCTCTGATTCCGCTGCGTGTCGAAACAAAACAGTTCTTTGCGGGTGATGGAAAGACGATGGAGGAAGCGATTCGTACGGTTTTGAATACTGAGTATGAGTTTGAAACGGACGGCCTTATCTTCACACCTCGCGATACTGGGGTAGCACCAACGGAAGATACAAGGGGAGATACGTGGATGCGGGTGTACAAATGGAAGCCAGCGGATCAGAACAGTATTGATTTCCTGGTAACGATTGACGACAAGGAAGGATTTGATCCTGTTCTGAACGTTCCGGCAAAGCAGGGACAGCTGTACGTGAGTCGTACTCCGCGCGACGACAATATCATATATCCTCGCGAAACGATGACTGGAGAGTACACTGAACCTGCATTACCCGAAAGTCTGTCAAAGGTCGCGGAAATGAATACACGTATCCCCAGCGTATTTCAGCCGTCAACGCCTCGTGATCCGGAAGCGTACAAAATCACGATTCCTCTGAACGATAAGGGTCTAACAGTAGACCAGAATGGCGATAAGGTAGAAACCAATACGATCATTGAGTGTGCGTACGATACTGAAACCCACCGATGGACGGTTATGCGTACGCGGTACGACAAAACGCACCAGTACCGTGTTCTTCACCAGCCGCAGTATGGTAACGACATTTCTACAGCTGACTCAATTTGGACGTCCATGCACGTTCCTATTCCTGAAGAAATGATCATGTCGTTCACAACAGCTATTGTTGATGCGGGATTGGAAGACGATTATTATCGCGACGACCTGAAACGCAGTACTCGTGTGTTTGCGGATGTGTACACGTTTCATAATCGTGTAAAAGAAGAACTGTACCGCAACGCTCTGGAAAAAAATCAAACTTTACTTGAGTTAGCTATGGGTCGGGCGGGAGATTTACAAAAGTGGAAGAAGGCGCATTGTTCAAAAGTTGTGGGAATTGATGTTTCGTTAGCAAACATTACAGCAGGCGTTCAGGGTGCGGCTATTCGGTACATTAACGACAAGAAGAAGAATCCGCATTCGTACATTCCTCCCTCTCTGTTTCTGGAAGGCGATATTAAGTACTTTCCTATGTTTGAACAGGAGGATAAGTACATGCCAATTTTGTTGGGGACAGAAACTGCGCCGACCGAGTACCTCCAGCAGTTTCACGGATTGCAGGAATTCGATGCAGCCAGCTGTCAGTTTGCAATACATTATGCTTGTGAAACTGAGGAAACGTTCCGTGGATTTGTAAAAAACATTCACAAATACTGCAAGGACGTATTCTTCGGAACATGTTTGGATGGGCAGGCAGTGTACTCTCTGCTTATGGGAAAGAAGACGCACCTGTTTGGAAACGAGAAGCAGTTAGCTGGAGAGTTCACAAAACAGTACGAGGACCGCGAGAACTGGACTGAAGAGTTTGGATTAGGAATCAAAGTGTTTCTGGAAAGCTTTGATAAGCCAGCCGTAGAGTACCTTGTTCCGTTTGGAAAAGTTACGGATATCTTTGCAGAGTACGGGTTCTCGTTACAGGAAACTGCACTGTTCTCTGAGCTGTACGAAAAGCAGACCAATATCAGTTTAACAAAGGAGCAGCAGACTTACGCGTTTATGAACCGCACATTCATCTTCAAGCGTACTGGAAAGAAGAAGGAGGAGCCGGAAGTAGAGCCTTTACCAGGCGAACCAGAACCCAAACTTGACGAGCTGGTTTCGCCGCCCGAGGAAACGAAGAAGGAGAAGCGTAAACTAAAGAAGAAGGTGGAAGAAGAGCTGGAGCCGGTACTCTTTAATGTCGGTGACGAAACCGGCGGAGAGTTTATGGGGTTCAGCAATGATGCGAAGCAGACTGTGGAGATTGCTGGGACGACGTATCCTACGGTCACACACTATGTAGGATCAATGGAAGCTCTGGAATCAAAGAACGATACGATCAACGAAAAGATCATGAAGGCGGCATCTGCGAAGGCGGCTAAGGCTTACCTCAAAAAGTTATCAAAGAACGAAACGTGGGAGTCGAAGAAGGATGAAGTTATGCGCAATGCGATCAGGGCTAAGTTTACTCAACATCCAGATCTTCGTACGAAGTTGCTGGATACTGGAAAAAGACCGATAGGGTTTGCGGACGCTCGGGATATTTACTGGGGAATCGGAACGTCTATGGATACAGACAAAGCTAAACTAGCATCAAAGTGGCGCGGACTCAATAAACTTGGAAAAATGCTGGAAGAACTGCGTTCTCGTTTGTTGGACGAAGCTAATTAAACGTCTTCCAGAGGTGGTGGGGGTGGAGGTGGGAGATCATAATTTGCACGAATCTGGGTAGGAGTGAATTTCACAATCATAGGTTTGGCAGCAAACGGATTTTTCAATCCTTGATGCATGACATTTTTTGGAGCTTCAGGTTCTACTGGATAAGTCATACTGCGCTGACGTTCCAAAGGAGCACGTACAGGATTGTGTCGCACTTCTACTGCTTCATCATGATATACCGGATTCACGAGCTTTTGTTTAGGTGAGCGACGGCTGTAAGCAACTGCAAAAGCTACACCAAGAACACCAACGACAGAAGCACCAGCAGCAATTCCAACAATAGCAATATCTGGAGAGTTAGAGTTAGAAACCTGCTGGGCAGCAACTCCATTCAAGATAGTCATTGTTGGAGTAAGTGTGGCTGTTCCAGTATAACTCCGTGTTCCGGTCATAGACATGGTTGGAGTATAACTCGATGTCCAAGTGGAAGTTCCAGTATTGGAAGGAGTTCCTTGGGGCGTGAAAGAGTTTGACGCTGTGCTTCCGGCCGTAGAAGAACGAGTTTCACTGGCTGTTACGGTTCCTGTTCCAGACGACGACGCTCCAGGAGAAGGTGTGCGAGTTCCAGTAGCAGTTACTGAACTTGCTGCAGAACGAGTGCGTGTGGTACTTGCTGTAGGGCTTCCAGCAACTGATCGGCTCCGGGTATTTGTTGAGGAAACGGTACCAGAAGTAGAAATAGCGCGAGTGCGAGTCGTAGTCGTAGTTGGACTAAGAGATGGACCAGCTCTAGACCGGGTGGAGGTAATTGTAGGAGTAGGGGATAGCAAAGCACGAGTGCGAGTCCCAGTTGTCGTAGGGGATGCTCTAACTCGAGTTCGTGTAGCTGTAGTTGTCGGAGTTGCTGGTCCTGGACGAGGACGGGAGGCGGTAGGACTAGGAGTTCCTACGACGCGAGTTCGGGTAGCTGTAGTTGTAGGGGTAGCTGGTCCTGGACGCGGACGGGAGGCTGTAGGACTAGGAGTTCCTAGGACGCGAGTACGAGTAGCTGTAGCAGTTAGCGTCGTAGTCCCGACAGTTGCTTGGGGATGGACGGGAGTTATAATAGCAAATAGAGATACTAATAGGGTAAGTAACCTCATTTGTTATTAGAAAGGAAATATTACGTAAATAGCAGTAATCAATTAGCGAATTCGCCTTGCACGTACACATAGTATTCGCATCGAGGTGGGGGAGGATGGCAACGGCCGCTGGGATGAGTCAGCAGCTGTTCGTAAGGAACACAATTTTGTAATCTAGTTGTGCGTCCAGTACGCGGATCGTACTTGGAAACAGTTGCTGCAAACAACTTTTCTTTACTGATACTTGCAACGTTGCGCTGGGGACAGAACTGAAGTTGCTGGTACTGGAACTTTTTTGCTCCGGCGTATGCCATTACTACCTACGCAGATTTGGAATTTTGTATCCACCACATCCGACTCGGCACACACCCACTAGTGGCGAATAACCGAGAAGAGGGCCACTGGGTCTGTTTTTATATATATGTCTAACTTGGCGGATCGGACATCCCGCTCCCATCTGTTTCTTTGTAATACTCAGCATATGATTTAACAGCTGGAGCCGAAGCTGGAGCCTGTGCGCCAGTACGCTGTTCTGGAGGAACGTCGTCGCCAATCACAGGTTTGACGTACCGATCAAACAGCTTCTGACCAATCTGGCGAGAGGCTTCGTCGTCTGTAAGCTGACCTTTCTCAACCTGACGACGCAGAGCTAACATATCGAAAAACGTTCCATCAAGCTTACCCGAAAAGTGCATCTCAAAGATGGATGGCATGTCGTCATAGAGTATCTGGTTCTCAGCCACCACCTTATTGCGATACTCGGTAGGGTTGGTCTGTTTCAGACCCTTGTGGCGTCGCATACTGTAATCCATCTCGCGAACAAGAGCTTGGATCTGAATAGATGTCAGTGGCATTTGTGTTATTTCTGCGCTATACATTAATATGCCTACCACAGCGAGCAATGGGCAGATGATTGTTAAACCTACAGAGGTAGAACCCGTGAAACCAATGCCTCTTCCCCAGATTTCAGGGAGCATTGCGCAAGCGGCTGCGGCAAAAACTGCGGCGGATGCAGCTCAGCAAGCGGAAACAGCTAAGGCACTGGGAGCTGGTCAAAAAGGGGCTGGGCGGCACCGTACGCGTAAAGGGCGCGGACGCAAGATTCGCGGAGGAGCGGCAGTTCAGCCAGTGAACATTCCTACAGCCGGAAGTGTTCCGGGCCAGAATCCTACAGATATCGCTCAGAAATCGGTAGAAACCCTAGCTGCCCTGAAAGCCGGAGCGGCATATGACCAGTTCGCTAAATCTACTCCTATGACGGTGAAAGCTTCTGATCTAAAAGGAGGATTCCGGCTGCGTGGAGCTGAGGATATGTACCCCGGAAGCGGTACGCAGATGGATACAAAAGGTAAGCGTAAGACAAAGAAAAAGCATGGACGCCGTCACAGGAGGACTCGTCGCGGGAAGCGTAGTAAGCATCATACTGTACGTCGCCGGCGCAGTCGCCGTGTTTAGTGGAACTTGGCAATCCATGAGTTCGCCATTCATGCTTTATTTGTGGCTCATTCTTCTAACAGGTCTTACGGTAGGACAGCTGGTACTGACTGGGTTTGTAGTTTCGGCGCTTGCGGCAGCACCTCAGCAAGAAGACACGAAAGTTGTCTGACAAATTCTACCACTTCATCATGATCAGTAATTCCAGTGAGAATAATCTTACCAGTTCGGAAAACCTTAGCTATCCAATTCTTTGGACCGATGCGGATCTTGGCACCAGGATACACATCGGGATCGTAGGCGCACGTAACATTCTCGCGCCCTAAATTACGGATATTTGTGAACATGAGTTCACGAGGAACCGTTTGGTTGGATGATAGTTTCGTAGTATAATTCATCAGAACAACTCGCCGTTTCATGATTTCATACTTTTCGGGAGCATCAATAATTGATTCGCGGCACTTGGTCCACAGAGAGTTGAGCAGAATACGCATAGAGCAAGTATCGTACCGCGGATCCAGAATCCCAGTTAAGTGAAACACTCCATTCTGAAAGATTTTTATGGTAATTTCCTTTTGGGGAAGAGTACCATCTCCATCATTCAAGACCACAACGGTAATTGAGTTGTGACAGAAACCTGTTGTATTACTCGGACTCGTCTTGGTTGACCGGCGCTTGATCTTATCTCGCTGACTTTCGCCACGCCGAGCAACACCGCGTTTCTCAATCTTGATGACGGAGGTATCTAGTGGAAGATCGCTCATAATTTTGTTAGTATCAAACTTCAGATTCGTGTTGTACAGAACGACCATCGTCGACAACTTTGGCTGGTCCATACTGATTTAAAGGAACTTGAGTATAAATGGAATGAGTTTCGTTTTTCCAGGAAAAGGGAATACTGTATAAAAACTTTGAGATCATAGCTACTGGAAATTTACGAATGAGTTTTCTTAGTTGAACTTGGTGGGCAGATTCAAGCATCCATCCTGGTTCCAGGTATCCCAAAAACACGGCACACTCTGAATGATGGTTGACTACGGACATAGATTCCTCTGCAAGTTTGGAAATGGGAACTTTCGACAGATCTAGTAACTTTCCATGAGTTTGTTTGAAGTAGTCCAAAAACTCTTGGAATTGTAGAATATTGGTGAGAACGTAGAGCATTAAGTGTTAAACTTACTTGACAGTAAATGTGTTCGCAGGTTTATTGATCTTCTTCTGATCAGGCTGAATCGCAACGTTCTTATAAGGCGTAGGTACGCGACGAGGGTTAACCTTGAGATCATTTCCGTGATGGCTCTCAACGTACTTGAGGTTGGGCAAAGCCTCACCGACCTTGTAGTTAGGGTTGATACCACTGCGGGTACGAATAGCCACAACTGGAATATTGCTCTTAACGTGAGCAATGGTGACACCACCAAACGCTGCAGCCTCCTTGCCGGGCTCCAGATTTCCAAAAATAGCCAACTGACCACCACCCTGAGAGGGTCGGTTAGGAGTGTCGGGGAACGCAGTATGAGCCTTGACACCGTGGTTAGCTGGGCGACTGGTGATGCTATTTGCACACGCACCTGACTTGGCAATAGATCCAGTTGTGCACAGGGTAGGATTGCCCAGATTACGAATGGTGTCGTCAACGAACTTAGGAGGAGTGACTGTCGCAGCAGCATGAGGCTCTCCAAGAGCTTCCTTGCACCCCTGAGTCCTACGAGTAAAATCCGAAGCGCTCTGGGGAACCGCGGCAGACGTTAAACGAATACCAGGAGTCTGGGTAAGTTTACCCGATGGCAAACCGGCCCTTATCTCCTCTCCGATCGCCTGACCTCCGGTATAGGCTGTAAAATCAGACGCGCTACCTACCCTACGAGATCCACCAGCAGCCTTGTACGCTGACTGTGTTTGGGTAATAGGCTCCTGTGAAAAATCAATGGGGTGGCTGATTACACCCTTGGTCTGCTGATTATTCAAAGCAAAAACCCGCGAGTTTCCTAAACGCCTCTGTGTCGTAATATCAGAAGCATCCTGAAGCTTTTTGGTGTTGATGACTTTAACATCCGTAGACTTCTTGCTACGGAGGAATTCAGTATAAGACATGCCCTTCGGCTTGAAGGTACAAGACATATTTGTCTTTAGTCTAGAATATTAGATCAGATCAATATGCGATAGAACATGGCGGCGGCAGCACTGCTTCGTAATTTTAAGATCATCTAGAGCCTTTCCTTCTGCGGTCTTTACCGTTGTAGGTGTGAGGTACTCCATATCGTCGGGCTTTCCGTCAGCTCGGCGGTACTCCTTGACCTTTTCAAGATAAAGAGGGTACCGATTAGAAAGCCAGGGGTTATTACAAGTCCAGCAGCGAATAGGGATCAGCATGTCTTATTCCTATTCATCATAGTTTCTGTATATTCGTTTTCTGTACATTGAATAAGGATGAGCAACGATTCAGTTTTTGCTCTGGCAATCTTAGGAGTACTGCTAGTTGTACTGGCGTTCAAAAAGTTCTCGTTGGGTTTACTTGATATGATGATGGTGTCGCGATCAGGATCAACAGCTGTCTTGCTCTTGGCCGTGCTCGGACTCTTTTACAAAAACTATTTCTACACTGCGTTAGCTCTGTCCGTACTATCAGTATTTTTACTAAAGGACTTACGAGGTAAGTATGTAACCTCAGATGCTCGACGTTTATATGGAGAAACTGTCCGTGATCAATCTCGGTTTGATGCAAACCAGAGCGTAGATATACAGTGGGGAAATAAGACGGCAAAGCACGATTCGCCTAGTATGTTGGTCAAGCCATTACCTGTAGACAAGTTACTGATTTTCCCGCCAAGCGAGGCGACCCTTCGCTCTATGTGTGGATGATCTTGAGTTCCATCGTACTCCAGTACTCCGAAATACCCGAAGGAAACCTACGATGAATAATGAACGGCAGAACGCCTTCAGAGATCTCGCGTTCGGCTACATTCCAAACAAACAGAGGGTCAGACGTCAACATACCATCCAAAGATATCAGAGGGCGAGCGCCATCTGCTATCTGCTGGGCCCGAGTACCCAATAAACAGGCGTACTCGTACTTCGTATAATAAGGATCAGTGACGCGAGGCGTATTCAGAGTTTCAGCGACCTTCTCGCGCTCAACTGCCTGAACCTCAGGATGAAGAAGACGGGACTCAAAGCGCAGTTCTTCCATTGTATGACTACTCTAAGATTATGTAGATACTTTCCATTTTAATCCATCCAGCTTATTTATCTTAATGGAACTTCTGGACGTATTTGGCAATGATCTGACAGTCGTAAATGCCGCGCGTGTATCGTTTGCTAAGGAATCAGCTGAGTTTACCGAACAGGATGGGAAGCTAATTAAGTATCTCGCGAAACATAATCACGTTTCACCATTCTTTCATCCCCAACTCCGATTCCGATTCAAGATGCCGATCTTTGTAGCGAGGGAATGGTACCGTCACCAAATTGGGTTTGCGCGTAACGAGGTGTCGCGCCGGTACGTGGACACTACTCCTGAATGTTGGATTCCGTCGCCAGACCAGATTCGCGAGCGTGATCCGAAACTGAAGCAGGGAAGCAAGGAGAATCAGGTTGATAATGCCGACATGATTCATGAGATGATGAAAACCCATACAGAAGTCAACGTGATGCTGTATGAGGATTTGCTTTCAAAGGGTGTAGCTCCTGAAATTGCCAGGTGTATTCTACCCCAGTCTATGATCACAGAGTTTATTGAAACTGGTAGTCTGGCAGCGTACGCTCGCCTCTATAAGTTGCGCACCGACCCTACCGCCCAGCGTGAGATCCGAAGATATGCGGAAATGATTGGAGAACTTATTGAACCTCTATTTCCTATTTCTTGGAAGGCTCTAACTTCCGCTTCTGAGTAACTAAACGACCTTTTTTCACACACGTAAATTTTTTCAAAGTACGCCCACGAGGAAAAAGGATGGTGCGAGTGCAAATCGCAATCGCCGCTCCTTCCTTTGACTTCGCGTACTTTTTATTAAGCTTCACCGTTCGGCGAACAGCCTTAATACACTTACAGAACCTGTCTTTTTGGGTCGCCATTACTTATTACCGGCATTCTGTTTCCACATACGGTCGCAATTACAGCATTGGTAAAACCACACCAGCTTCTTCTCGTCCAGTTTCATACCCACAACATCCCATACGGCTCCAGACTTTGATGGGCAGTCCTCGTTTGAACATGCAATATTGTCAAAGTGTGGAAGAGTTGCGTCGTGTTTGAGGTAAGGATTCATACTCAAACGAGTCGTCTTATCCTCTCGGAGAATATGTTCATAGACAAGCGGATTCTTCTTGTCGATTGAAATGGTATATTCGCAACGAGAACAAACACGAACAGCTGTCTTGGTACCATCCACGACCCGTTCATCGAAATCATTCAGCAAACTCTTGCACGCAGGACAGAACTTCTCCATATCTTTACCTATTCATACCATTCATTTATAAATTCGTTTCTTAACGGTGCGTTCAAAACGGATGAGTTGCCAGAAAGTTGTCTAGGGTCAACATACGGAATGGCGAACAAGGGGTCTCTACGTGAGTTTCTGGACAACCATCAAACTGATGGTGTTTGGACTCATACGTCCCTAGCCGGGGGGAAGTACTTTATTGGAGAGGATGATATTCCGAAGTTTTACGAACTTTACGTAGAAAGCATCATGGATCAGGAGAAGCAGTATCTTGTAGAGAAGTCTACTGAGATTGGTCCTCTCCGCATTGACTTTGACTTCATCTACGAGCGTAGTCATGATAAGCATCTGCATACGCGCGAACAAGTCAGTTCATTTGTGAATGCCTATATGGGCGAAATCAATCAGTATCTTGAGCTTCCAGAAACGGTAAAGCTGTACATTATGGAAAAGCGCAAACCGACACTAGATTCCAAGAAGAACAAGATGAAGTCCGGTATTCATATCGTGGTGCCAGATATCTGTACCCACAAGTTCGTGGAGCAGCGCGCACGTCGCAATCTCGTGAAGACGATGGACGATCATTTCAAGGGTCTGCCGCTTACGGAGAGCTGGGAGAAGGTGTATGACGAACAGGTCGTGAATCGGTCGTGTCCATGGACTCTTTATGGGTCTCGCAAGAACGATCCCAATTCACTACCGTACCTTGTGTCATATATAATTGAATGGTCTACTACCGAAATGAAGATTATTGATGATATTCCGAAGCCGTCAATGGCTCTGATGAAGACTCTGTCACTTTGCCGCGATGAGAAAGACGAAACTCCAATGACTGAGGATGCCAAGAAGATTTATGCGGGTTTGAAAACTCAACAGGAGGTCAGGATTTCCGGTGGAAGCGCTGCACTTCGTAGTGGTCGGCAACTTCAGCGTGGTCAACCTGGATCTCGTGGTTCATCTCCCGATGGTCGTATCGTGATTCCGCCCCTGGATGCTGACCGCAAGCAGTATCTCAAGAACCACGTTATGAATTGGAATCCTGAGAGGGCTGATAGCTACAAGACATGGATTGATGCGGCACATTGTTTACACAATATCCACCCAGAACTCATTGATGTGTTCCTGGATTTCAGTCATCAGAACGAGGAGAAGTACAATGAGGCAGACTGTATTAATACGTGGAACGCTATCTCGTACCGCAATGATGGCGATCGTCTGAGCGAAAAGTCTTTGAGGTACTGGTCGCGAATGGATAATCGTGAAGGTTATGACGAGATTGAGGCCAATAATGTAGACCGTCTAGTTCTGGCAGCATGTTCTGGAACTGAGCACGATATGGCCTGTGTAATTCACGCCAAGTTCCGCGATCTCTACATGTGCTGCGACTTCGGAAAGAATATCTGGTTTCGGTGGGCTGGTCATGTATGGCGCGAAACCGATAAAGGTGTGGATCTACAACTGAAGCTGTCAAAGCAGATTGCGCGAGTGTTCTTTGATAAGATGACGACGCTTCAGGTAGAAATGAAGGATCGTGGTTTGCTAGAATGCTCTGGCGAAGGAAAGACGGACTGTGGATTTTGCGAGTACTGTCAGGTAGAGAAGCAGCGTTCAGGTTTGAACGTTATGTACACAAAGCTTAAGACGACGCGATTCAAGGATAATGTCATGCGTGAGTGTCGCGAACTGTTCTTCGACGAGGAGTTTACAAAGAAACTAGATTCCAACAAGGATCTGATTGCATTCAACAATGGCGTACTTGATCTAATGACGTTTGAGTTCCGCGACGGTAAGCCCGAAGATTACCTTTCATTCTCAACTGGAATCGATTACGATCCGGCTCGTAATCATTACGATTACGATACGTGGCCAGCTGTTGAAAATTTCATGAAACAGGTTCTTCCCGATAAGGTTGTGCGCGACTACTTTATCAAGCATCTAGCGACTAATTTGGTCGGAGGAAACACGGCCCAGAAGTTCCATATCCTTACAGGATCTGGATCTAACGGCAAATCGATGATTATGAACTTGACGTCTACGGCGCTGGGCGATTATGCTTGCACTGTTCCGATCTCGCTGTTTACTCAGAAGCGTAAAGGTTCGGGCAATGCTGCCCCCGAAGTTATCCGACTCAAGGGTCGCCGGTTCGTAACAATGCAGGAACCTGATGAGTCAATTGCTCTCAATACAGGTTTGATGAAGGAGATTACGTCTGGCGAAAAAATGTATGCCCGCGACCTATTTAAGTCAGGCACTGAGTTCGAGGTTCAGGCTAAGTTCCATTTGGCGTGTAACGACAAGCCGAAAATCAATACTACGGACGGAGGTACGTGGCGTCGTTTAGTCGTCATCAACTTCCTATCAAAATTCGTGCCGAACCCTGTAGCAAACAACGAGTTCCCGATGGACGAGAGTATTCAGTTTGCAGTCCAGTCGAAAGAATGGGCAACTCCGTTCCTGAACTATTTGGTGTGGGTACTAAAAGACGGCAAGGGTCTGCGAAAGCTACCGGCTCCACAAGCTGTGCTGCAGTATACTTCAGAGTACCGTGATGAGAACGATGGTATCTCGCGGTTCATGAACGAGAAGCTCATGGCGATTCAGGAAGGCGATCAAGTGCAGCCTATTGATAAGACAACACTCAAACGTGTGTTTAAGCAGTGGTTGGTGGATAATGATCTGAAACTGTCACCTGCTGAAATGGAGAAGCGGGTAGAAGTTACGTATGGCAAGTACATGCGCGGCGGCTGGACAAGTTTCAAGATAGAAGGTTAAAAAAGGATTCTAATTAGAAACCGTAATTACTGGACCCTAATACTTGCGACCACCCTTTTTAGATTTACGAACGCGGCGAGTCGTCTTGCGGGTAGACCGGCGCTTTCCACCGCGAGTCTTACGACGGCGCCGGCCACCAGTTAACGTCTTACCAGGCGCTTCCGGCGCAGCACCAGGTAAGGTTGGGGGAGGTTTTGCTGGAGCCATAGGGGCTACCGTATCCGCAACTACGTTCTTAGCTTTAGTAAACACAGTACCAATAGCGCCAAAAAGTCCGCCATCATCAGTTGGTTGGGTAGCCATTTACTTTAGCGTAAGAATTTACCGACGGCCTCCCTGGATAGGCGAGTACGTGCGGATGTAGGGGAGAGTGAGGTATACAACGATGATGGCGACGACGAAGTTGACCGTGGCGCTGAGGGCCTCACCGACCGACAGCTTAACGGGGCCGACCTGGACCGTCCACTTCTCCAGACCAGCCTGGGCGCCAGGGAAGAGGCCGCCGATAATGGGCGCAACGAGGCCCTTGGAGATCGTGGTGAAGAACTGGCTCACCGCCGAGCCGAGGAAGATCGCTACCGCAAAACTCATGACAGTCATCTCGGCCATTTTTATAATTCAGTATAGATTCTTTTTGCGGTAAAGAGTAGTTATAGATGGGGTTCAACACTCTTTTCTGGGGTCCTTCGGGATGGCAATTGTTTCATCTTATAGCCTTCCTGTCCCCGAACCCCCAAAAAGTCCTTCTCGAAATGAAAGAGGTTCTGCCGTGCAAGTTTTGCCGCGCGAGTACGAAGGAGTTTGTGAATCAGCACCCTTTGCGCGGAGATCCTGCTAAATGGCTGTACGACATCCACAATATGGTGAATCATAAACTACGAACCCAGTGCGCCAACAACCCCGAAGTCCCTAATCCTGGTCCTGATCCTAGCTTTGAAGAAGTTAAAGCGCGATACTTAGCGATGAAACCTACTCAAGTTCCCGGGCGCGACTTTCTGTTTACCATGGCATCCAATTACCCCGATGACCCTGCACCGGAAGATATGGCACGGCAGCGCCAGTTCATTGAAGATTTGGCGGAAGTTTACCCTTTTGAAAAGTTGCGCACAACATTCAAAGCGTACCTTGCCTCTCATCATCCAGTACCGTTAGAAGGTAAGAAACAGTATCAGAAGTGGATGTACGGATTACTTTCAGCTTTGTCAAAAACAGCTCGTGCCCCTATTCTGTCGTACCGAGGATACGTGGCCCGAGTAATGTACCATGCAAGCGGATGCGACAAGAAATCGTATCGTGGCGTGACGTGTCGACGCACCAAACAGGGTTTCAGAACGAAAAAGAGGGACCGTATTCGTACTCACCGTATTATCAGTAAAACCTTACTTTGATTTTGTTTTTGTCGTCAAAGATTCAACAGCCCGAACATGTTTCTTTCCAAACGGTTCACCCTTCTTCTCTTTCTTGGTCTTCTTTGATTCACGACGAGTTTTAGGTCCATCCATTCTTCGTAGTTAAGTTGTGTTTATTTTAGAATTATGATTTCGTTTTGAATCATAATGGAACTTTGGTATTCAGTGGTGATAGGCTCAGTAATCTTTGCCTATATCCATCTGTTTAATTATAACGCCAAGACGTACCTTGAATCCCAGTCTGGGGGCTCAAAGTACACCCACCGGGAGTCGAACCCGGGTCACAACATTGGAAGTGTCGCATTCTACCGCTGAACTATAGGTGTGGGGTGATGGGAGTGGGATTCGAACCCACGAAAGATTGACTAACAGATCTTAAGCCTGTCCCGTTTGACCGCTCCGGAATCCCACCGTTGTTTCTATGTATGCATTCTCTAAACCTATTACAATGAGACTATCGTGGTTGCCAAAATCACTACAACCAAAACCACCAGCTTATCCAGTTCCTCCTCCGGGATTTGTAGGGCGGTTCTATTTTCAATATTCTGATAAAAACTGGGCTCCGTATATTCCTATGCCTTCCGGTCCTATAAACTATCTCGAAATAGGATGTGCGGATGGTGGGAACGCCATTGTTATTTCAAAATCTTATGCCAAACACCCCGACTCCAAATTGTACTGCGTAGATCCGTGGATGGACTATGATGAGTATCCTGAATATAAGGGAATACAGGAATGGGCTTGGGAAAATTTCAACCGTAATATTCAGAAACTTTCGGATCCTGCCAAATTCATAATTAAACGAGGACTGTCTGAAGATATTGTCCCAACACTTCCCAACGAGTTCTTTGACCTAATTTTTGTGGATGGAAACCATGAAACCGAGTATGTCTATCGCGACGGTCTGATGTCGTTAGAGAAGGTGAAGATTGGAGGGTATATTGTGTTTGACGACTACAACTTTCCTTGGCCACAAACGGTTGAAGGAATCAAGAAGTTTATTAAAACTGCCGGACCACAGATCCGCATAGTTGCAGATTTAGGTAATTATTGTGGTCAAATCATTGTTCAGCGTATATCTTGAACTTGTCTTCATAATACGAAAGATATGCGGCTGATGTATCAGACGTTGAAACGTATTTCTTACATTCTTCAATATCAAACTCGTGCCATGATTTCAAGATAATACACGGAATCACCTTTTCAAGTTTACGAGCAAATACCGAGTCGAGTAGGATAGGTATGACACCCAAATAGTAACATTCCCAGATGCGATGAGAATCTATTCCGTTTCCATCTGGGCAAATTGCGAACTTATGCTGAGCGAGTGAATGAAGGTATTCGAGATGTGACTTCATTGGTTCAAAATGGAGTCGGGATTTCAGTATATCGTAACATTCATTGCGTTTTGAAAAGTTTGTACCAATATTGAAGTTGAAGTATACGTCCTTCGTTTTAGGTATAACACTAAGATGTTTCATTACTTGGCTCAGCATATCTAAATTTCCATGTGGCCACATAGAGTTTGCGATTCCGATAGGAACAAGGTTTAGCTTTGGATGTTCGATAGATACATTTTGAGACCACATAGCGATAAGTTTATCGTGATTCAGTATTGGGAGGTATTTCTCGGTAATGTTTTCGTCTGAGTTGTGTGTGACAAGAACGTACCGATTCTTCATGAGGTGGATTTTGGTCTGAAATAATTCGATATGATGTCCGTAGCAGAACAAGACTTTGGGATTATCCCATTCTTCCATAATTGAATCAATATCTTTGTGTTTTTGAGTGTGTGGGGCAATAACTGGATTCCAACTAAAATCTCCCGTTCGACCTAGAAACACATCACATACCTGCTGAATACGTTCTCCCGAAACAATATTGGATGTGGGATCCGACGTCCATCGTCGTAAATCTTTAGAATGTACGTGAAGATTAACTAAGCGAAGACCATTGAGTTTCAAGACTTTATATCCGTCTTCAAATACCCATTCTACCGTAGATTTATTGCATTTAAAAACTGACTCTTCGTTAATGAACCCAAAACAGTGGCCGCGACCACACACCAAATCTAATCCACCAATGTACTGTCCCACTGCTGCTGCATCAAATAAGGTTCCAAATAGTTTGGCGTGTTGATGAAACATCGGAGGAAGAGGATCAACGTAATTGGTTATAATCGGAAGAGAATCAATAAGGTCTGGAAACATCCGCCGGAATTCGCCGATTGCGTCCATATCGTTTTTCCCACGAGATCCAGAACCCACAAAGTGTTTGACTAAAGGGTACAATGATTCCGAATCCCGGAAGTAAATAAGCCCAGGAACTGCTCGACTTTCGCAATCAAACACTGCCCAAATTGGTCTAGTTTCGAATGCAGCTTTTAGTTTCGTGAAATCATAAAAAACTAGGTTATCGTTCTCAATGTGAAGAATATTTTTCAAGTTCTTGAGCTTAGCATATTCGTGGAGATAGAAAAAGCGTTCGGTCGCATACTGCCAGAACCCTTTTTGTAACGAAAATGACTTCTTGAAAACGTTATGTTCGTCACTTGAAACAAGATCCTCAAGCGCAAATACGTTTGGGATGTTGAACTTGTTTATGTGGATACGATTGACAATAAGATGGATTGGACACTTCACAAAGAGCTGGAGCTGAGTTAGGCAATAAGGCAGATGCCCTGGAAATCCGTCGCCTATGTGTACCAACACAACGTTCATTATAAACTAAGATTAAACAACTTTAAATGGTTCAGTCTTTATCAAATAAATGAATACTTTGATAACGTTTGGGGCAGGAGGGCAGAAGTACAAGGACGCGTCGAACCGATTAGTCCAACAGGCGTTGGAGATTGGGAATTTTGATGAAATCAAGGCGTTTTCAGATACTGATTTGAAATCCGACCGGGATTTTTGGGGGAAGCACTCAGAGTTTATCCAAAGAAATCCTAGAGGATACGGATACTGGTTATGGAAACCTTACCTCATTAAGAAGACTATGAAAAGCATGAAGGATGGAGATACGTTGATGTACTTGGACTGCGGATGTGAAATTGATGTACGTAAAAAGGAGACGATGAAACAATATTTTGAGTATTCCAAGACACAAAATATTATTATTGAACCGAACTGTTTAGAATTTGATTGGACGAAGATGGATCTTGTTATTCGACTTGGTATGTCAAAGCACCAGTATTTATACAGTCCACAGCATCAAGCAGGAGCTATTTTGTTTCATGTGAACGATAAGACGCGAAAGCTCGTAGACGAATGGTACGATATTGGTTGTGATTACCATCTGATTGACGATTCCCCATCATTATTCCCCAATTTACCTGGGTTCCAAGAACATCGTCACGATCAATCAATTTTTAGTTTACTGACTAAGAAGTATGCCTTATGTGGTCCTCGGCGTATTACTGATATTGTAAGTTATTCCCGCAATTTGTCGGGCATTTCACAACTTGAATCTGCGCTTGTAATCAGCAATTGATGCCCTTAAAGTCTTTTTATTCCACAGAACCCATTTAGCCAGAGCTCCGGGCGTATCGGGTTTCTGCCAACTCTCACCCATTCCCGAATGGCGTTTTAGGTAACGCTGTTTGCGAGTTGGATCGCGGTGTTTCGTGTAATCTGACATTCCCTTGGCTCCGAACGGTACAACTTTCTGGTGTCCGTCAGGGTAAATAAATGTCGCATCCCATTTCTTTTCCTTTTTGTGCGATGGCTTGATGGATTTGAGTTTCAGCTTACGGGTTTTACGACGCGCACCGCCCAAGAAGTCGCCAAAAAAGTTGTCGGGCGGCGGCTGTTTAGGAACGTACGGAACTTTGGGGGCAAGTTTTGGGGCACGAGGAGGAGCTACATCCGTAACGGGTTCCTCTCCAATATATCCATTCTCAACTAACGTATCAAGTTCTTTGCCCGGAGTACCGATAAGAAGGTACTTCATGGCATCGCGCAAAGATCGTTCATCGTACCCCAAGGATGCATCAAACACAACTTTTCCGTTGCTGACGTATCCAACCTTGTTTCCCTTAGCTAGATCTTGAAGAAGATTGCCCGCAGCACCAGGTAGTAATGACCGATTGATTCGTAAAGCGCCAGTGGCATCTAATCCATACTTTGCACTGGTATCAACAAAAGCCGACATTGCGCGCAACTTGTCCAAAGCTTCGCCAGATAAGACGATATAGTCTCCGGCACCACCACGTTTCTTGACGCGCCGAGTTTTGCTTCCCACCATTATCTATTTGCGAGTTTTGCGTTTACCGGTCTTGCGTTTTTGCTTACGGGTTTTGCGCTTACCACCCAAGAACTTACCGACCATACTTGCTACATCTGGATTGGGCATCGTTGATTCAGGATGGGCTCCAGTGACTGCTACAGCTTGACGTTGAGCTATTCTCTGTTGCTGCTCTTTCATTATATCGGATGCCGTTCTACGAAACTCATCCTGTATATTTAGGTTTGCTCCTTTTTCTAAAAGAAGCTTTACCATCTCTTTGTTACGAATTCGGGCGGCGACATGTAATGGGGTAGTACCTTTCCTATACAAATTAATGTCAGCGCCGCGGTTTATCAGTTCGCGTGCAATATCCAGTCCCTCTGGGCTACGGCTATACATAGCTGCTTGTAGGGGTGAACCAAGACCAGAGGCTGGCGAATCAACCCAAGCACCAGCGTCAAGTGCAGCTTTAACACCAGCTAGATTTTTACTACGAATTGCCGCGAATAATGCTTCATCTTCCACTGTAGCCCCGCCTGTACGTTTAACGCGCCGAGTTTTACCTGCCATTTATTCTTTCAACCGAAATTGTAATAGGATGGAAGAGTGGTATTCCGCCATGCGGATTCTGCGCGAAGAAAGCGATAATTCGTCGCTAGTGAAAGATTTCTGTTACCGTATTTTCCAAGATTTGAAACGGCTCAAAATCAAAGACAAAAAGAAATTCGCTCAGCGGCTCGGACCCGACTTCGAGTCTTGGCGAGAATATTTGGAAACAGAGTTCCCGAAAGAGTTAGTGAAAGATGTTTTGTTTGACGATGATTTTTGGAAACTTACGTTGAAAGTTACCAAGGCGTGAAAAATGGAAGAATGAATCTAAAGACTATACAGACTAATACAATAATGGGCGACGTTATCATCGGTGTCCAGTTCGGAATCGCAAACCCCGATGAAATCGTCAAGCGCAGTGTCGTTCATGTCATTACTGACAAGACGCATCAGAACAAGGATCAGCCGGTGGCTGGCGGAGTCTTTGATTCCCGGTTCGGTGTAATTGAGAACGGCAAGATCTGTCCGACCTGTAAGCAGAACAACATTCTGTGTCCCGGTCATTTCGGACACATTCAACTAGCTCGGCCAGTGTACCTTTACCAGTTCATTGATCAGGTGATCAAGGTCTTGCAGATAGTATGTCTGAACTGCTCGAACCCGTACCTTCCCGACGAAGAACTTGAGTCAATCGCAGGAAAGTTGAAAGGTATGGACAGGTTCAATGCCGTGCGTGAACGTACTGCCGATTACAAGACTCACGAGCTGAAGGAAACGTCGGCATGTGCGCATTGCAACTCGCCTACTATCGCAAAGGTCGTGAAGGAAGAGGGTACAATCGCCAAGCTACAGGCAAAGACGTATGACGAGGGTGACCCAATTCCGCTGCAGCCTGAAATGGTTTTGCGGACGTTTCAGCGCATTACTGACCGTCATGTTGACCTGATTGGATTCAATTCTAAATTCAGTCGTCCCGATTGGATGGTGTGCACAGTTCTGGCTGTTCCCCCACTCACAGTTCGCCCGTCCGTAATTATGGACGATAACCAGCGAATGGAAGATGATTTGACACACAAACTCATCGATATTGTTCGCAATAACCAGAAGCTGCAGGATCGGATTGACAAGGGTGATTCGGCAGATATGATTGATAAGTACACAGATATTCTGCAGTTTGATGTTGCAACATATGTGGATAACGATATCAAAGGCATTCCCCCAGCCGCTCAGCGATCTGGTCGCGCTCTAAAGACTCTGAAATCTCGGTTGGGCGCCAAGACTGGTCGTGTCCGCGGTAATCTTATGGGTAAGCGCGTCGACTTCTCGGCTCGTTCGGTTATTACGCCGGACGCAAACATTGATGTGGACGAACTAGGTGTTCCGGAAGAAATCGCACGGAACCTGACGTTTCCCGAGATTGTCACGAGTTATAATCGTGATCGTCTAATGTCCTATGTCCGCAATGGACCCGGAAAGTACCCCGGCGCAAAGTCTGTGTACATCAAGCACGATGATCGGTCCGTAAATCTGAAATTCATTAATCCTGAAACAATTGATCTGAAGCAGGGTGATGTAGTACATCGTCACCTCATTGATGGTGATTCAGTACTATTTAATCGCCAACCTTCTCTACACAAGGCTTCGATGGAGTGCCATCGTGTCCGTGTCCTGCCGTTCTCTACCTTTCGCCTCAACGTTTCTGCCACCAAGCCGTACAATGCAGACTTTGACGGTGATGAAATGAACATGCATGTGCCTCAAAGTATTGCTTCCGCGACTGAACTAAAAACTCTGGCTACCGTCCTGAACCAGATCATTTCGCCACGCACGAACTCGCCAATTATTCAGATTATTCAGGATACTCTCACAGGTTCGTTCCGTGTCAGCCAAGATCACGTAGAAGTTCCAGAACACATTGCGATGAACATTATGGCGCGAATGAAGAAGCCGCTGTCCACGTACCGCCGCAAGGACCGGCCAATTACCGGCAAGGAACTGATGTCCACGACGTTTCCTCTGATGAACTTGAATGGCGAAGCCAAGGTCGTGAATGGCGAACTGAAGTCCGGAGTGATGGGTAAGGGTGCGTACGGTTCTGCATCAAAGGGTGCCATCCACGTAATCTACAACGATTTCGGTCCGAAGCGCGCAGGACAGTTCATTAACGATATCCAGAACATTGTCACGAAGTACAACCTGTTCTCCGGATTCTCTGTCGGTCCTTCAGATCTGATTGTGAATGCCGAGACTGATCAGTTGATCAAGACGACGATGTCTGATTGTAAGCAGAAGATTGCGGACATTATGTCTTCTGTTCATGCAGGCACGTTCCTAAACTCTGACGGTCGCGAAAACGGCGAGGAACTGGAGAATCAGATCATGAAGGTAATTGGCGAAACGACGAATAAGCTTTATACTGAAGTGATGAACAAGCTGCCAAAAGATAACCGGATGTACCAGATGGTAAAGTCGGGCGCTAAGGGAAGTGATTTGAATATTGGTCAGATGATGGCTTTGCTGTCGCAGCAGCAGGTGGGCGGTAAGCGTATTCAGTACACCCTACAGGACCGCACGCTTCCCCACTTCCACAAGTACGATGACGGTCTAGAATCTCGTGGATTTGTAGAGTCCAACTTTATTGGTGGAATTCGTCCCGCCGAGTTCTTCTTCCACGCTATGGGTGGTCGCGAAGGTCTTATTGATACGGCTATCAAGACTTCGGATTCAGGGTACATCCAGCGCCGATTGGTAAAGACGATGGAGGATATTCACGTAGAGTATGATGGAACAGTACGTAACGTCAATGGCGCTATCGTGCAATTCAATTACGGCGGTGACGGAATTGATTCGGTATGTGTTGAGAAGCAGACTCTGCCGCTTGCTCTAATGTCTATGGAACAGATCTTCCGGGACTTCGCGATTTCCGCTGACGATATTTCGGCGGTTGTTAAAGGTGAAGTCAAGGAGTTCCACGATATGGTCGATAAGATTATTGAGGACCGTGATACGCTCGTACGTAACGTGTTCCGGTTCCGCAAGGAAGATACGGTATTTGCCCCAGTTCACTTTGAGCGCATGGTAGAAAAGTACCAGAACCCGTACTCGGTCAAGACGGATTTGACACCAGTGTACGTGGTTGACGAACTGGACAAGATGTGCTCACAGCCATTCGCTCGTCACAATAAGCTGTTCCATATTCTCTTGCGCTACCACTTTGCACCCAAGAAATCGATTATCAAGATGCGTCTAACCAAGGCGATGTTTGACGAAATGCTGAAGGATATTCATTTCCGGTACATTAAGTCCAAGGTTCATCCGGGCGAAATGGTAGGTACAATGGCTGCTCAGTCAGTAGGCGAGCCTACGACGCAGCTTACCCTGAACACCTTCCACTCAGCCGGTACGTCTGCTGCAAACGCTACTGGAGGTGTGCCACGTATTATGGAGCTTCTGAGTGCTTCTCCGAACCCTAAGACGCCTATTGACACAATTTATCTGGATGCTTCCGTAGCTGGATCGCAGGACGCAGCGATCGCTAAGAAGCGCGACATCCAAAAAACTACGTTGCGTGATATCACGAAGTCCGTGCGCATTTATTACGATCCTAATCCGCTGTCGGAGAACACGTATGTCCAAGAAGATCGCGACATTCTCCAGTCGTACCAGAAGTTCTCTGTAACAAATGGTCAGTTGTGTACGTCCCCCTGGGTAGTCCGCCTAGAATTTGACGATATGGAAATGGTAGCGCGTAACGTGATTGATATGACTATGATCGCAGCCAAGATCCAGAACAATCGTGTCCTGAAAGTGTTTGAGTGCATTCACTCTGATACGAATGCTCCTGGGAAGCTGGTGATGCGTATCGTGTTTGCAGCGGATGTTGTGAAGAACATTCTGGCTCTGCGATTCATTGAGGATAAGTTGCTGGATACTGTCCTAAAGGGTATTGAGGGTGTAGGGCGCGTATACCCCCGCGAAGTCAAAGACGAGCTGACGTACGATGAGAAGACTGGAGGGTACGTTGCGGCTCCACAGTGGGTACTGGATATTGAGGGTACGAATCTTCTTGATCTGTCAACGGTTGCGAACACTGATCCTCTGCGCTCGTTCTCTAACGATATTCATCAGATCAAGGATGTGTTTGGAATTGAAGCGGCCCGAATTGCCTTGATGCGCGAATTCAATACAGCGTTCGCTGGATCGTCAATCAATTACCATCACCTGATTACTCTCGTAGATGCAATGACGTACCCTGGCTTCTTCCTGAAGGCCGATCGTGCAGGAATGTCCAAGAACACGGAGAACGGTGTTCTGGCCAAGTCGTCGTTCGAGGAAACGGCCAAGCATCTCTTTAACGCTGCACTTACAGGTGAATCGGATAATATGCGCGGCGTGTCAGCCAACATCATGTTCGGACAAAAACCGCCATGCGGAACTGGGTTCGTGGATATCCTGATTGATGAAACGAAACTACCTGAAGGAACAGAAGAAGATCATGCGATCTTTGAAGAAGAGCGTCGTACAGTACATGAGATGCTGGAAAAAGAGTCAGAGAAGGAAAGTTCAATTTCAATGTCTGATCTGAACATGTTCTAAAGGAAAGTAGAACCCAGTTTTGGGACCTGCTTTAGTTTGAAAATTAAATTAAAATTTGGGATTGAACAATCTCGATTTTTAGTTCACGTTTAGTTGCTGTACGCCAGACCGCCCATGCCGCTCATGACGCGGAGAATATTGTAGTTCACGGCGTACACTCGCACATCCCACGTCGCATCTAGATCGGCGCTGATAGTCACACCTCCGGACATGTTCATTACGATCGTAGCCGTATCAATGCGCGAGAAGTTGCATGTGCCAGAAGGCTGGTGCTCCTCGGGGCGCAGAGCAAAGGAGTAGGAGTAAATACCGGGCTGGTGAATAGGTAAGCTCGTAGCCGTCTGTACGGTAGCAGAAATACCACTGTGGTGCTGGAACGACTGGACAGAGTTGAAGTAGTCGCCGTAACGGCGGTCCATACGATCCTGTCCGTTAATCTGGAGGTGCTGCTCGTAAACTGCATCCTGGTCGTACGTGAATGGCTGTAGACGAGTACCGCTGTAGGCCTTAGAAATCGAGCAGTTGGTGTACGACGTAGGCTGGACAACCCATACCAGCTCCTTGACGGGGTGGTTAAAGGTCAGGTCAATACGGTTGTTGTATGACGAAATGCCCTTATCCTCGTTGAACTGGGTCTGTTCGATCAGATACTCATGAGAGTTCTGCGCCATGCGGCGGCGCTCCTCGGTATCAAGGTAGATGTAGTCAATGTACACTGCTGCCTGAACGGGCTGCTTCAGTGACTTGGCGTTATTGAAGTTACCAGCAATAACCTGGGCCTCATTCCACTCAATGTTGATCTTGACCTCGTGGTACTGCAGGGCAATAAGGGGCAGAGCAGCTCCAGGGTTGCGAGTGTAGAAGAAGTTGAGGGGGATGTACAGAACATTCGGCAGAGCGGGGTGACCGGAGTTGCCGGTGCCGCTGATACAAGCAGACGTGTCCGTGAACGCAACCGTCGTAGCCTTTGAACCCAGAGCCGCGACTTCTGGACTACCCCCTTCCGTAGCGGAAACGTACACACTGTCACTGTACGCCTGAGTCAGCGAAGATGTGTTGGGACCTCCACCGACCATGTTCCACAGCTTCTTGGATGTCGTCAGGTCGCTTGATAGAGCGTCCCACAGGTACAGCCACTCTCCATACAGACGGTCAATGAGCTGCCCGCCAATATCCAGCTCAACGTACTTGATTAGATTGTACCCCAGACGTCCCTGGTCGTTGTTGAATGTCCCGACCGGCATAACAACCTCGATGTACGTGGAGTACAGTAGATCAGCGTGGCGGCCAATGAGCGCCGAGTGCTTTACGCCCCACGCAGCCTGGCCAGTCAGATTAATACGGAAAGGCTCCATCGCAAAGTTCGTGTGGCGCTTAAACAGACCCTTCCAGAACGTGATCTGGGGATTGCCGGAAAGGTATGCGTCCTGGGCGCCGTAGGCTACAAGCTGTAGTAAACCTCCACCCATTTGGTATTTATATGTTCCTTACA